ACGCTCCTCCCCCAATTGAACGGAAGAAAGAAGAAGCAAAATGAACGAAGCTCATTGGGCACAATTTATAGCTTGCGTGATTGCTATTGGCGGGATGGCCTTTGCTCTTGTGATGGGATATCTTATTGGGTATAATGATGCTAAGGACGGAAGATGAAATTCTTTGAACGCTCTGGTGGACATTGGTTATTCTGGAGCGGTGTTCTTTATCTTAGTGTAACCGCATTGGTTGCTCTTAGTCCTTACAGAGACTATACTATGCTTGTAGAGTTGGTATGGCTTGTTATGGTAGCTTTACCGTTAGTATGTAACCCGCTAGCTCGCTGGCTTAATATGAAAGAGAATACTATGCTTAGTATGTTTAAAAAGAAAACTAGTAATGTAGTTCCATTTCCTAAACAGGAAGAAACAGAATACGGCGGCGGAGATGGCGGTGGATATCTTCCTCCCGAGCCTAAGAAGCCTGCTGTGACTTATTATAGTCTGGGCATGACTAGCGAGAACCGTCTAGAGTTCAAAATGGGCTATAGTGCTATTACTATGAACTACGGCGGTGTTACTAACTTGATTGAGCAACTTGAAACTTTTCAAAAGCAACTTGCTCAATACGAGGGTATCGAGGAACACGGTGAAGGGTAATGGGGTGGTTTGACTATTGGCAAAATGCAGTACAGTCAGGACAAATAAGCGACTTAGAAGAACGTGTAGAAAAACTTGAAGAACAAAATCAAATACTTTACGAATGGGTGCAGTATTTTAAGCAACAATTAAAGGTACCAAATGATTCCCAGTCCTGATTTCCGTTTAGACATTTCTATTACTATTGCCGAAGATGTAATTAGAATGGGGTGTGCTACTATTGGATTTGTTATTGCTGTATGGGGTATAGTGAAAATGACAGATATACTTTTTGGAAAAAGAAAATGCCAACTGAACAAGAATTAGAAGAAATGGCTCGTGATTACACACAAATGGATCGCGAGCATGTTGAATCCATTTGTCGTGAAATAATGAAAGACGAACTATTCGAAGGACTAGTTGCCATAGAAGAATTAAGACAGTTACGTGAGGGTGAACGTATCATTGTTCCACACAATATTGAACATGCTCAAACTATGTTTAAATTGGCTTGCTTCTATTTGACACAACACGATCCAGAGTTTAAACTAAGGATGAGTTATGAGTAGTCGTGGAATTATACAAGAACAAGAGCCCGAGTGCTGTGAGATGTGTGGCGTTATTGCAGAATGCCGCCCGTATGGTCCTAACGATGAAAACATCTGTTTTGATTGTGCAATGAAAGACGAGGACACTACTCGACGTAAAATGGAACAATATATTTTTGGAGATAATGAGTAATGCCTAATTTAGTACCAATGGTCATTGAGACCGAAGCAAAAGGCGAACGTGCCTATGACATTTATAGCCGTTTGCTAAAGGACCGTGTTGTAATGCTAGACACGGATGTTAACGAGCATACATCGAGCTTGCTGGTTGCTCAGTTGCTCTTTATGGAGAGTCAAGGAAATGAAGACATTTCATTGTTTATTAATAGCCCTGGGGGGTCCGTTACTGCTGGCCTTGCTATTTACGATACCATGCAATTTATTAGACCCGACGTCGCCACTTACGTCATCGGTCAGGCTTGCTCAATGGGTAGCTTCCTTGCCCAAGCTGGAGCAAAGGGCAAACGATTTGTCCTGCCCGAATCACGCACTATGATTCACCGTGTAAGTTCGGGTACTCCGGGCACACGTGGTAGCGTTCATGTACAAGAACTACAGTTTGAAGATGCAAAACGTAGCTTTGAAGAAAGCCAGCGTTTGAACGAACGCCTAACACAGTTGTATGTCAAGCACAATACTGTGGGTAAAACATACGATGAAATGTTTGAATCTATGAAGTTTGATACATTCCTTTCAGCAGAAGAAGCTGTTAAATGGGGACTAGCTGATAAGGTGCTTGATAAACGCCCATAAAGTGCGTATATAATGGTTGGGCCTAGTATACTATAAATAGATATGTCTAGGAGTGTACTATGGCCCAATTACCATTCGATTGGTCAGAGCTTACCCGCAGTAACTTGTACTCTATGTTCTATTCGCTTAACGGCGAAATAGTGGGCAAAGAGCTATCTCCTAGTCAAATTCAAAAACGCATTGTTAAGCATATTAAAGCACATTTACCGTTAAAACTTAAAAAGTGTATACATGCACCTACTACCCCAGGGTTTGTTTTCATGGGCGGAGTATACTACAGTGATTTAGATAAGAAGTGCAAGCCTGCAATTGAAGTTAATTTCAACTACAATCCTAGCGATAAAAAATTGAAATTAACTAATCATCGTTTTAAACGTATGGCCGTTAGATTTGCCGATGTTGTACTACACGAAATTATACATCAGCGACAATTCCGTGCTCGTAACTTTAAAAATATACCCGGGTATCAAAGTACAGCAGAATATGCCAAGGAACGTAAACAACAAGAGTACTATGGCGATAGGGACGAAATGGGCGCCCACGCTTTCAACACCGCTTGCGAACTAATAGATCGATTTGGTTACGATCCTACTACTATCGCCCATTATCTAGATTCTAATCAATGCCGTAGACATAAAAGTTCTACATGGTGCGATTATTTGAAAACATTCGATTGGAATCACGATCACCCAATTATACGCAGAATGCGAAATTTGATTATGCGTAATTTGGAAAATGCCTACTACGGCAAGCCATTTAAGACCACAAATCACTTGACATACTGATAATTAGACTGTATAATTGTTATATTAAATTAACAAAAAGGTCTAAAATGAGCGATCCTTGCTACAGCGTTATTTCTTCTTTAGAAGATCATCCTAGCCGTTTGAATAAAGAAGCTATTATACTTGTCCAAGCAGAGGCAGGTAATAAAGAATTCTTCGAAGGCGCTAGACTGGCGTTGGATCCAATGATCACATTTGGGCTTAAACAAATACCGGAGAAACAAGATGAAGATGGCGCTGGGCTACCTTGGGATAGTTTTACTCTCGCTCTTACTGGCTTTGTCACTCGCAACGTCACAGGTAATACTGCACGGGATGTAATTCAAGCAATGATGAAGTCATCCACTAAGCGTGAGTGGAATGGCTGGTATCGTCGAATCCTTATCAAAGACTTACGCTGTGGTGTAAGCGAAAAAACAATCAACAAAGTAGTGGAGAAGAAATATGCTGACTATGCTATTCCTGTATTCAGTTGTCAGCTTGCTCACGATAGTGCTAATCATGAAACAAAGGTATCAGGCAAAAAACTTATCGAGGTTAAACTCGATGGCGTTCGAGTTATTACTATTGTACGTAGTGATGGTCGGGTGGATATGTTCAGTCGCAATGGTAAAGAACTTGTTAATTTTCCGCACATAGCACAACAGATTTCAAACGTGGTCCAACTAAAAGGTTCCAGCAAAGATATGGATTTAGTACTCGATGGCGAAATTATGTCTAGCTCATTCCAAGACTTGATGACTCAAGTACATCGTAAGAGCGATGTTAAGGCTAATGATGCTATCCTTAATTTATTTGATGTACTACCGTTAGCAGACTTTGAAAAAGGTATATATAATAAAACTCAACGTGTGCGTAGCACAATGGTTAGTTTTTGGGTTAACCAGAATAAAGAGATGTTGCCAAACGTAACTGCTCTTACTAACGAAGAAGTTGATTTAGATACTGAAGAAGGTCAAGCACGATTTAAAGAAATCAACGCTAAGGCAGTCACCGGCGGCTATGAAGGTATTATGATCAAGGATCCAGAAGCTGGATATGAATGTAAGCGGTCAGTGGCTTGGTTAAAACTAAAGCCCTTTATCGAAGTATCGTTAGAGGTAACTGGTGTTGAAGAAGGAACTGGTAAGAATGTTGGCAAACTTGGTGCGCTCATTTGCGAAGGTGTGGATGATGGTAAAGCAATCCGTGTCAATGTGGGATCCGGTTTTACTGATATTAATCGCGATGAGTATTGGATCGATCGTACACGCCTACTTGGAAACATTGTTGAAGTAAGAGCTGATGCTATTACACAAAATCAAGACGGCACATACAGTTTACGGTTTCCACGTTTCAAAGGTTTTAGGGGCTTTGTGCCCGGTGAGAAAATTTAATGCGAATAATTAAAATAGGCTTTATTATTATATCTATATTATTTTTAATAGTAATATATTTTAATAAGGAAGAACATACCCATACAAGTATGTTCTGCGCCTATGGGACATTGTTTGTAGAGTTTGAAGATAGCAAATCAAAGTGGGGTACTATAATGCTTGACCCGGCGGGCCGGCCAGTATCCTGCGACAATGAAAAGAAAACAATAGAGCATACTGGAGTATAAGATGCGAAGTCATTATTGGGCATGTAGCAAATTTGCAGACTGGCTTCGGGGTACACCGAAGCTTGGTTGCGGTACCAGCGAGGAGTGGGACGAGTGGTACAAGACTGCAAGTGCCGCACATCCTGTCCGGTATTGGATTACAGAGGAAGGGTTGGACTACCTTCAAAAAATTGTCTATTTTTTTCCGGACAAATTAAATGATATACGATATTACATTAATAATCGCTGGGTCTCTCACAGCCATCAGCTTACAGCACATTCGCGAGACATTAAACCAGGACAATGGCAAGACCTTGGCAATCGCTTCCTTCCTTGTTTGTTTAACGAGCTTGTGGATTTTGTTGAAGTAGAACAAGCATGGCATCACTGCATTTGGAATGATGAAGCTAAGACTAAGTTCAATGTGCCTTGGTATCGTAGTGGTTGGTTGCGCTGGCGCACTTGGCGTTGTCCAGAAGCTGGCTTAGAATACCTACGTTGGGCTGAAACCTTGACAAATGAAGAGTTTCTTGACGAAGAAGAAAAGCACAAAGCTGAACCAACACAACAAGCTATTTCTGCTAAAGAAATCATCGAGCTTTACACTTGGTGGACTACTACCTATCGTAATCGTCCAGACCCTTATGATGCTAGTGGCTGGACTGCTTACTGTGAAGCGAGTCGTGCGGCTAACGGTGGTAGCCTAAGCTGGAGCGGTAGCAAAGATACTCCTGAGATGCGTAAGATGAGCGAGACTGCACATAAGCTGTTGCGTGAGATGGAAGCGGCTTATGAAAAAGAAGACGAGGAGATGATGATCCGTCTTATTAAAATCCGCCAGAGCTTGTGGACATAGAAGTTAGAAAACATAAGCGTAAGTGGATTGTCGAAGTTTGGGCTGATAATGCTCCAGCTAAATTTGGTCAGCCTGAACCCTATGCAGAAGAACAATACGTAGAAATAAACAAGTGGTGCATTGATACTTTTGGGTATCATGCACGTACTGCCTATCACATATTTGAGCTACGCAAACAGTCACACTTGAACTGGTTTATGATGCGTTGGAAATAATTACAGTATGGATCCTAAACAACGCATTATAGAAATAAAAAATATAACAGATACACTTAGCCCAACTTTTTGTTTGGCTAAATGGCACCACACTACCATCTACTTACAATCCGGTGAAACACACAGTTGCTATCACCCTGCACCGCATACAATTCCTTTAGAAGAAATAGCAAATAACCCAAGTGCTATTCACAATACTAATGAAAAGAAATTACAGCGTCTTGAAATGCTTAATGGAGCAAAGCCTAGTGGTTGTCAATATTGTTGGAATATTGAAGCATTAGGATCAGACTATATTAGTGACAGACATGAACGTAATGCCAGCATCTATACTGAAAAGCGTTTTAATGAAATTGCCGCAGAAGGGCCCGACTTTAATGTAAACCCAGAGTACATAGAAGTTAGCTTCGGAAACGAATGTAATTTTAAATGTGGTTACTGCCATCCAAAAGCATCAAGTGCCTACTACAAAGAAATAAAAGAGAATGGTCCTTACCCTGTTAAGAATCATTACTTTGGTATAGATAAGCTAACCATCTATGAAGAAGAAACTAACCCATACGTTGAAGCATGGTGGAAGTGGTGGCCACAGGTTAAGCAGACTTTAAATATCTTACGCATAACGGGTGGCGAGCCATTGCTACAAAAAAGCACGTGGCGTTTGCTAGAAGACTTAGATAAGAATCCATTGCCTAACCTAGAACTAAACATCAACAGCAATTTTGGTGTTAAGCCTATCCTTGTTGAACGTCTAGCTGAGAAGGTTGAGAAGTTGCGTGTGGAAGGTAAGATTAAAGGTTTTAAACTGTTTACTAGTTTAGACACATGGGGTCCTAGAGCAGAATACATACGCACAGGCTTAAACTTAGAAGCTTGGGAAGCAAACTTCCGCACATACTTGACTAAGACTAAAAACCCTGTGACGTTTATGATTACCTTTAACATCTTAGCAGTTAGTAGCTTCCGTGGCTTCTTACAGAAGCTGTTAGAGTGGCGTAGTGAGTTTGGCTGGTATGATCATTTAGGCAAGCATCGTATTCGATTTGATACACCTTACTTAAAAGAACCTTTACAGTACGATATGAACATACTGCCCAAAGAAGAGTTTATGCCTTACATGGATGAAGCATTAGCTTTTATGCGAGCCAATGTAGGTCCTACAAGTAACCAGTTTACCGAAATAGAATACGAAAAGTTTAGACGAGTAGTTAAGTATATGGAAACAACTGCCTACTCAGATGATAAATTAAAAGAAGGTCGCAAAGACTTTTATGCTTGGTTTACGGAACATGACCGTAGACGTAATACCAACTTTGTGGAAACATTCCCTGAGATGGTAGATTTTTACAACCTATGTAGTACACAATGAAAATTTTTATTACCGGAGTAGCCGGATTCCTCGGAAGTCACTTAGCAGATCGTATGCTTGAATTAGGGCACGAGGTGCTAGGCAACGATAATATGATTGGTGGATACAAAAATAATGTGCCATCGCAAGTAAAGTTTTACGGCATTGATTGCTGTAGTATATCAGCAATGACTGATGCTATAAAAGGATGCGATGTTGTTATACATTGTGCCGCTACTGCCCACGAAGGTCTAAGCGTATTCAGTCCTAATTTTATTACTAAGAATATCTATCAAGCAAGCATTAGTACGATTAGTGCCGCAATTAGTGGCGGTGTTAAACGATTTGTATTTTGTAGCAGTATGGCACGATATGGTGATCAACTTGCACCATTCCATGAGGATATGCAACCTGTAGCAGTAGATCCATACGGTATTGCTAAGGTAGCCGTTGAGCATACACTTAAGGCACTAGGCGATACACATGGAATGGAATGGAACATCGCCATACCGCATAATATTGTAGGGCCACGTCAACGCTATGACGATCCATTCCGCAACGTAGTAAGCATTATGGCCAATCGTAATTTGCAAGGTAAGCCTGCTTATATCTACGGCGACGGCGAACAGACTCGTTGTTTTAGCTATGTAGCAGACTGTATTGCTTGTTTAGAGAAGTTAGCATTAGATCCTAACATTGTTAGTGAAACAATTAATATAGGGCCGGATGAAGGCACTATTACAATTAATAAGCTAGCCGAGCTTGTTGCTAACGAGTGCGGTTTTCAAGGCAATCCTATCTATGTTGAGGACCGACCACGCGAAGTTAAACATGCAACTTGTTCAGCAGATAAAGCTCGGCTGCTACTCGGTTATACAACTACTGTTGGTGTAGAACAATCAATTAAAGAAACAGTAGCATGGATTAAGCAACAAGGCCCTACAGAATTTGATTATTCATTTCCGTTAGAAATTGTTAATGATAAAACTCCCACTACTTGGAAAGACAGGTTAATGTAATGAACTTTATCTATGAGAACCCAGATAAGTTTGAAAATTTCCTAAGTTGCCCAGATATTAATGAATCGGGTATTAGACGCTTTCATTCAAGTCCAGTAGTTGGATCGCTTGACAACAAGAATGTGTACTCAATTAGTAATATGCCTGAGCATGGCATTATAGCCACTGCCGGTTCGCATGACCCAGATGACTGGGCTGGTTGGCCATTTATCAAAGGCAAGCAAAGAGATAGCTTGTTTTATCATTTACACGACAAGTATAAAGAACGGTTGCGTCAAGGTAAAGCTCTATTACTAGTTGATCAAACTCTTGAAGGTTATCAAACTGATTGGCTATGGGAGTTCTTTCACAGTAACTTTGGCGTACATATGATCCCTCCAGAGTCGATCGTTTACATAACAGGTAACTTACGTGCCGAAGAAGACTACCAAGAGTGGTGTAATAAAAACTATGTTCAGCGTAAAATGAAAGTTATATCCTATTCGCATTTTGAAAAGGACATCTGTAATGTTGCACAAGACATGCAGTTAACCGGCAACTTTAAAGAGAAAATAGATTACAAATCCTTGCACGAAATTAAAACCTACAACTGTTTACAAAAGCGTACTAGAGCACATCGTAGTTGGTTCTATTTGTATTTGTTCAAGGAAGGATTGCTAGACTGCGGATTAGTTAGTTCTAACGACTACAATGGACATATTCCAGATATTGAAGGGCGGGGCTTGCCTAAGGAACTGTTAATAGAAGGTGCTAAACTATTGCCACTTACTATCAATAATAAGCCCAACAATGACAAGGACGATCAGCATTACATTAGACGCATCTTAGATCAAGTATGCTTAGACACTTGGATTAGTGTAGTTAGTGAAGCAAGTTTTGCCGACAGCGACAACACTATATTCATCAGTGAAAAAATGTTTAAGCCTATTGCGTGTATGCATCCGTTTATTGTTGTAGGTAACAAAGGTAGTTTAGTTAAACTAAAAGAGATGGGCTATAAAACTTTTGAAGGGTTTATAGACGAGTCCTACGACCAGTTACCAACCTTTGAACGTTTTGATGCTATCATTAACGCTATTAAGAAAATAGATGCTATTGAAGATAAGATGGCATGGTACAAATCTATGGAAGACATCCTAACACATAACTACAATATGTTGATGACATCAACTAAGCGAGTTCCACTTGCTATACAAGAGCTACAAAGATATTATAACGAGTATTTTAAATTATGAACGAGCCAATTAAAAAGGGTGCTAAAATTATTGTAGGATTAGGTGATAGCTTTACACAAGGTGTAGGAGGCTATCCAAGTCAAATATGGACGCAGTATGGTAAAATTAACTGTCTCGACCCAAAACTTAATAAACTACTTGAGCCGTATATGTTTCAGGGGAGTTGGGTCAATCAGCTATGCGTTAATCACTTACCCGACTATCAACCAATTAATTTAGGTAGACTAGGCGTAGGCAATCGTGCATCAGTTAAAGAACTATATCTTAATCCTGATGTAGAATTACAAAATGCATCAGAAGTTATTGTAGTGTTGATGCTTAGTGGTATTGAACGTTTTGACTTTGTTAATAAAGACTTTCCAGATGTACATCATTTCTTTGCTATGTGGCCAAACCCATGGGACAAGAATACAACTAATAAGAAGTTGTGGGAGTGTTATGCTGAAGATTTATGGAGTGAAAAGTTTGTTGCTGTAGAAACAATTATGAATATTGTTGAAGCACAAACGTTCTGCAAAGCTCACGGATATAAATTTGTAGTAGCTAGTGCGTTCGATCAACGTGTAACTCGTGAATGGTTGATTGAGAACATGGGAACAAACTATACCAAATTAATTGATACTATTGATTGGTCAAGTTTTATCCGTCCGCAGGGCTGTAAGAGCTTTATGGAACTATTGTTGACCTTAGAAGGCAACCCTGAAATGATAAAGGGTAGTTTTTACGATCATTATTCAAAATTAGAACAGCCATCACAATACATAACTCCGTGTGTACATCCTTCCCTAGAAGGGTATAGAGTCATGGCAGAAGAAATATACAACTTCCTACAATATAAAGAATACGTATGATCTATCAAGTTATATTTGAAGACTTTATATTAGACTACGAAATAATTGATAGCCCAGTTAGTAGAATATGGGCTAAACTGACTAAACAGTCAATGGCTGACAAATACACTATCAGTACCAACCAATGGACTACTTGTTGGCCTACTGATGAATACATTACAGACTTATGGAATAAAATTGAAACGCTATCCGCTGTTAAAGGACTGCCTCTTGCTGAAAGAACTCAACTAGCATTAAATCAGCTACACAAAGAGTTTCATGCTAAAGGTGAACTAGAGGGTGATAATGATTTGGAAGAACTAAACACACCTATTCATTCTTTAGAGCATGCCTTACGCTTAATAAAAAGTCCGTGGCGTTGGAATAGTCAAGTTGGATTTTACCTAGAGCCTTCATTCACTGAACCTATTACTGATAGTTCATTATACAAGTACTGGGACTACAATCCTTCTAATAATGATCTGTGTTTGGGGTATCACACAATTGGTAAGAACTTGTACCAATGCTGGAGAGATAACGATACACAATTAATTAGGGACGGTATGCTACGTCCTCAGATAACTATATCAACTGAAGTGAATTTGGTGTTTACCCGGGGCAACCCAATATTTGATCCGTTGGATGAATTGTCCAATCGAGTTAACGGATGGATTGAGCATAATGGGCTAACCAAATTTGTAAACAGGCAGGCGCCCGAGAATCAATATTTGGGCACACCGCTTTTGGGCAAATACATTGGCACATTAACAAGTAGCCAAATTAACCAAGCAATACAGCAAGGTGCAAGGGCAGTTAGTACCAAACTGATCGACTAATGCAGTTGACAGAAGCCAAAAGCGGTGCTATAATATATGTATTGTTAAACACAACTGGAGCAGAAAAATGGCAACAAAATCAGCAAGTAAAACTCGTGTAACTAAGAAGCAAGTTATTGCCCACCGCACTAAAGCGGCTAAGGACTTTAGCCCAACTTGGGAAGGTTGCGAAACAATGACTGCTGATCAGTTCCATCGTCACTTTAAGAAGGCAATGGACTATTACCGCCTCGAAGCTGATAGCAAGAGTTTTAAACCAGCTGTGCTTAAATGGATGACTACTATTGGGTGTACCAAAGAAGACATTACTGCATTTAAAAAGACCAAAGATAATCGTTGTAACTCAACGATGGGTGCTATTGCTTCATGTTTGCTTCGCGGTATGCCTGCTCAACGTGCTGACTTTAATGAAGGACGTGATACTGCCGCTTGGTTGCGTAATTCTATTACTGAGGTTATTGCCCACGGCAAAGACGACATTGACGAAGAAGTAGCGGCCGCTGAAAAAGAAGCCGCAAAGAAAGATGTATATACACCTTCAATTCAAGAACGTGTGCGTGAAGCGGCAATGCGTATGACTGAGGAAATTGAAAACGCAATTGAAAGTTTCCAAACTGATGCTGAAAACTTTGATCCAAAAGCGTTTAAGGTACTTAACTTACTTAAAGCAGTAGAGGCAAAGGCAGCACATACTCGCATTATTAAAGAGTTTTACGCTAAGGACTTGGCAGAACTTGAAGAACTTGCTAGCGGCAATGCTGACGAGCAGTTGCGTGAAGGGTACTCACATCGTAGCCGTAAGCAAATTAAAAACCTAATTGCGTTCTATCAAGAAGTTATGGCCGCTTGTACTATGCTCGGACAAGAAGCTAAAGTTAACCGTAAACCACGTGCTAAGAAGGCTGTACCAGCTGAAAAGATTGTTGCTAAACTCAAGTACAAGAAAACAGATGAGCCTTTAAAGCTAGTATCTATTAACCCTGCTGATATCATTGGTACTAGCGAGTTGTGGATTTTCAACACTAAAACACGTAAATTAGGCAAGTATATTGCCGCTGAGTTCCAAACGCTTGGTGTAAAGGGCACTACGATTACAGGCTTTGACGAGTACAAAAGTATCCAGAAAACTGTGCGTAAGCCCGAAGAGAAACTTAAAGAGTTTAAAGCGGCTGGCAAAGTACAATTACGTAAGTTCTTAGACGATATCAACGCTACAGACACTAAAATGAATGGTCGTATTAATGAAGATACGATCCTACTTAAAGTAGCATAAGCGCAATCCTAAACCGTAGATAAATACTCTAAAGAGAGTGTTTATCTATGGCTGACATCATACCAGATCAATCAATTAGCGGAAATAAAATAGCGGGCGGAGTTATAACCAGATTTGCAAGTACTGGTATACAAGACCTAGCTACTAAGCCTGCATTAATTGTAACCGACGAAACTATAACAGTTAATTCTGTTAATACTTCAAACCTTAACGGAAACGTTAGTGTAAACGGCAACTTAGCCGTGCAGGGCTCTGTTGAGTTTGCGGAAAACATACAGTTCTTAAAAGACTTGTTTATTGGTGGAAATTTAACTGCTAATACATTAACTGTTCAAAATCTTAAGGCTACAGTAACACAAGAAACAAGACAACCATTAACATTCCTTGCTAATTTCCCTGGTGATCTTAATGGTAAGGGTTTGCTATGGAAGGTTGGAACTAATACTGATTCCCTAGTATATCAAAACGGATCATTAACATCTAACATCAATATTGATCTTAATATCGATTCTGCATTTACTATTGCCGGAACGAGTGTGCTAAACAGCAACACTTTAGGTAAAACTGTAACATTTAGTAGTTTAACTCAAGTTGGTCGTTTAACTGATCTAACTGTAGATGGCGCTGTAAAATTTAATAAAACATTTGAAACAAGTGGTGCAGTAAGTTTATATAATACATTAAATGTAGCGGGTGCGGCTAAGTTCTCAAGTATCACCGCTGACGTAGTTACAGCTTCTAAGTTTGTTAATGCAGATGGATCGGATAGTTCTGGATCATTTGCTGGCGATACTGAAGCAGATCTAATTGGTAAAGGCTTCCACTGGAACTACTCAAATAAACAAAAACATTTAATTTACCGTGAAGGTAATCGCCTATGGTCAAACTTGTCACTAGACTTAGATGCTGATCAAGTTTATAAAATTGACAACACTACTGTTTTAAGTAGAAATGCCTTAGGGTCTTCTATCACTAGAAGTAACCTACAAGAAATTGGCGAATTAAATGAGCTAGTAGTTTCTGGTAATGCAATTATTGGAGAATTTGCATTTTTTAATGCAAGTGACCTACGCTTAGGTATCGGCACTGAAACTCCTAATGCCGCTGTTGAAATTGTCGATGCTGGCACTAATATTGTTATTGGTAAGAAAGGTGTCGGTACTTACAGTAATCATGATTTAAACATTGTTACTGATAACCTTACTCGTATCTTAGTTAAAAATAATGGCGAAGTTATTTTTGGAGATGCAGTTGATAAGAATGCTGTAGTAAGAATTAATGGTGAGTTGCATGTTACAAGTCTTATTGCAGACACTAGAACTGAACGTGATACTCCTTTAGAATTTAAAGCGGGATATAACAGTAACATTTATGGTAAGGGATTAATTTGGACTGGCACTGGTTCTACTAGACAGTTTGTAATGATGGGCAATCCGGATAGATTATGGACTACTGAATCATTAGAACTTGCTCAGGACCAATGCTATTATATCGGTGGTCGTCCGGTGCTTACCCAAGGTGAGCTTGGATCTACTGTTATTAGTTCAAGTTTAACTAAAGTAGGTATTTTAGAATCATTAAATGTACGTGGTAATGCTCAGTTTGACGGCCAAGTTAAATTGAGTAGTTTACAAACTACTTCAGTAACCTTAACCGAAGGCAACTCACAGTCAGTTACTAATTCAAATTCAATTAACACAACTAGCGACTTTACGTTACGTGTTCAAGAAAGCGATGCACTATATTTTGGCTCAAGCGAAATAACTATTGGTAGCAAAACCAATACACGTCGCCCAGTTAAAGTATTTGGTGCGTTGTCAGTTGGTATTAACAATCCAGACCCAACTGTCGGGTTAAGTGTTGCCGGTGATGTAAGTTTCAATAACAAGAAGTTTGTTAATGGTACTGAAGCTCCAACATCGGGCGAGTTCCGTAAAGGTGATATTTGCTGGAATCAACAACCCACTCTTGCCGGATACGTTGGATGGATTTGTTTAGTAGATGGTACTCCTGGTGTTTGGGCACCGTTTGGACAAATAGCTAACCAATAATGTTGACATACAGTAGCAATACTGTATAATTACTGTATAGCGGTCTTTAACGTCATTCATCCCGCTTTATAAACTCTGCATGTCGTCAAACTTGCTACCTTAATAAAGGAGACTAGAGATGGCAAAATATTACTCGACAAAAACTTACGGAAACGACCGCGGCTTATCATGCTGTTTTAGACAGTGGCGTGCCACACACAGCCACTGCTCAACACTACATGGTTACTCAATTGGCATCAAATTAATCTTTGAATGCGATACACTAGATGACAAAAACTGGTGTATGGACTTTGGCGGGCTCAAAGAATTTAAAGAGTGGGCTGATCATATGTTTGATCACACTTTAGTGATTGCTGAAGATGATCCAATGCTAGATCGATTCAAAATGATGTCAGGCTGGAGCAGTAATCCAGAGCACGATGGCAATCCAGAACGTGTACAAGTAGAACCATACCGCCGTCAAGGCATCTGCGATCTGCGTATTGTACCAGGTGTAGGCTGTGAAATGTTTGCTAAAATGGCATACGACAAAATGGCTGAACTTTTGGCAGGCGGCAATATGCGCTACCCAATCAATCCAACCGTTAGGATTAAATCAGTTGAAGTATTTGAACACGGTGCTAACTCAGCTACTTACGAGAATTAAAAAACTTTGGCGAATTTGGGCTAAAGCAGTAGGAGAAAAATCAGGCAGTTCGGATGCAGAAGCAGACCAAATTGCTTGCATTAGAACTATAATTGTGTTAATATATGTTATCACTAACTTTTTTATAGTGGCAGGAGTAATCCGTCACTGGTAAGGCACAAATGGGCAAAATAGGCTTCGCATGTAAATGGATCGACACACCGGATCAAGTAAATGGTATTCATAAAGATTCTGATGCTAAACAATATAACACAGGCTCAACTACCGTATCTTGGTTAAATAGACAATCAAGAGATGTAGCGGAGCAAAAGTTATGGGGCCTAATGGTAGGCAATATCGAAGCAACAAGGCGGTTGGTTGAACGTGTCAGCACACTTGACCCTGCTCTTCGGATGGTTAGGATTAGCAGTGACATCCTCCCTGTTTATACTCACGATACTTTTGCTGATTATTGGCGTCAACCTGACGTGGTTTCATACGCCGAAACCGCGTTCAAAAGAGTGGGCGATATTGCTCGCGATCGCGGTGTTCGGTTGTCTATGCATCCTGGGCAGTTTACTGTCCTTGCAAGCGATAACCCAGGGATTGTCGAACGTTCGATCGCTGAATTCGAGTATCACACAGACATGGCAAGATGGATGGGGTATGGAAAAACGTTTCAAGACTTTAAAATCAACGTTCATATTTCCGGCAAACAAGGACCAGACGGTATACGCAGGGCCTACGGAAAACTAACTCCAGAAGCCCGTAACTGTATTACAATTGAAAATGAAGAAAACTCTTGGGGGTTAAATGATTGTTTATCTATTAGCGATATCGTTCCTATTGTGCTCGATGTACACCATCATTGGATACGTGAAGGGGAATACATCTCTGCGGACGATGATCGCGTTAAGCGTGTTGTGGATAGCTGGCGCGGTGTGCGCCCTACTTGTCATTACTCAGTTAGTCGTGAAGATTATCTTGTGGGCCATGACCGGACTACCGCACCTGTTCATGCCCAACTCCTTCTAGATGGGTACAAGAAACAAAAGCTGAGAGCGCACAGCGACTTTTATTGGAATCACAAAACAAACGAATGGGCAATAACTTTTCTAAACCAGTTCGACATAATGTGCGAAAGCAAGGGCAAAAACCTCGCCAGCATGGAACTGTACAAAAGCTCTCTAGAGAGCAATTAATATTTCGCATTGAAACGCTAAGGGAAGAACTCGAGGAAACCCCCGAGCTTACTGAACATCGTAAAACCGAAATACAAAAACAAATCTCTCAGTATAATCAGCAGTTAGATAAGTTTTAATAAAAAAGGGTCCATAGGACCCTTTTCTATTACTTCGGTGCTTTAGGAGCTTTTGGCGCCTTTGGCTTTGCAACCTTCTTAGCGGCTGGCTTTTTAGCGGCTGTTTTCTTTGCTGGTTTAGCAATAGATTCAACAACTGCGGCAGACGCTTGTTCGCTTGCCGGACTTAGTGTTACAGCTTGAGGCTTAACTTCTTCATAGTTAAATGAAGTAGTTGGTGCTTCCTCTTTTTTGCTGAAAAAACTTTTGATGAATTTAATCATAGTATTTCTCCTGTTGAATATTTATAATAAATATCATTATGTATAACTTTATTCGATATGTTAGTTTAAACGAGGGCAAAGCACCTAAAACGTTAACTCAGGCAAAATTACCCTATGCCCGTGATGATCTAGCACCAAGTCTTAGCGAGGATGCTATTGATTATCACTATGGAAAATTATACAAAGCATACGTTACCCGTTTCAATGACGGTGAGGGCGATGCTGATTTTAATGAAGCAGGCGCATTTCTACACAATCTATTGTTTACACAGTATCAAGCACCTACAAGTTCTAATGATCCAGACGGTTCTGCAGGCGAGTTTATTACTAAACATTTTAAAACTTTTGACCAATTCAAAGATGAGTTTCTTAAAGAAGCAATGAAGGTACAGGGTAGCGGCTGGGTATATCTTGCTACAGACGGCAAGATAAAAACTATTGCCAATCACGAGATTAAACAGGATATTGTACTACTAATTGACTGGTGGGAGCATGCCTGGGCTTTAGATTATCAAGCAGATAAGAAAGGCTACTTAAAAAATCAATGGAAGATCATTAACTGGAATGTTATTTCGGGTCGAATTGGTCTATCGTCTTAAGACTGCTTACAGGCATATCCCAAACTTTACGTGCTTCAACCCCTTTACTCTGAGCAAACTTCTTAACGTCACAGTCGCCGCAACAATGATATACATTGTTGTTTAAACGATTAGGATCCATATTTCCTTTATCTCGTTTAAATACTCCCTGACAACAATCACACTGAAAGACTAACACCGTCTTCTTACGAAGATAGGCATGCATTGTACCGTACTTACTCTTGCGATAGTGTGCGGTTTGTGCGTATTCTGTTCCTATGTACATATATGTATTTACATTAAGGTTATAAAATACTAATGATAAATATCATTGTAAAAAGGAAAAATCGTGATCACAATCTCCGATTCAGCTAAAGAAAAGATTAAAGATATTCTATATAATGAAGGTAATCCTAAATTATCACTACGTACATTTGTACAAGGCGGCGGCTGTTCTGGATTTAGTTATGGGTTTACACTCGATGAAGAAGTTAACGAAGACGATTTTGAAGTTCCTTTAGATGAGTTTAAAGTACTTGTAGATAGTATGAGTATGCAGTATCTGCAAGGTGCAGAAATAGATTATAAAGAAGAACTCATGGGCAGTTCATTCACAATAAAGAATCCTAACGCAAACCACACTTGCGGTTGCGGGTCAAGTTTCGGAGTATAAAGTAAATGTCAAAACAACTGATTGATATCGGTATTCAAGGTAATGACGGAACTGGTGACAGTATCCGTGAATCGTTCCGTAAAGTTAACGAAAACTTTAACGAGCTGTATGCTATTTTTGGCGCAGGCGGCACGATTGGATTTACTAACTTAGGTGATGCTCCGTCAAGCTATGCGGCCAACCAAGTTATTATGGCTAACCCTGCAGGTAGTGCGCTAACTGCTAGAACACTAACTGGTGACGGAATTGCATTTGATGCTTCGGACGACACCGTTCTTAAAATTATTTCGCTCGCTGGTAAACTAGTTGACGAGCTTAACCCAAAATTAAACGGCCCATTAAATGCAAGTTCACAGCCGATTGGTAATATTCCAGATCCAACGCCAGCATTAGTAACTGCATTTAACTCTGCGCATCCTACACAACAAACAACATTAGGTGGATTAGCAATCAGTAAGGGGTATGCGGACAAGAGCTATGTTCGAGTATCTGATTCAGGCACATTATCTGATCCACTAAAGACACGTAATGAACCATTACTTCCAGAAGCGTTACTTGCTGACGGTACTGCTAATCCAGATTACGATGTTACTTTAACTAGTAACTATCTAAAAAATGAGGCTGTACAACGCCAACACGTAGTATATCGTGGTGGCGACACTATGACTGGCCCGTTAACATTGAGCGATCATCCTGCTCCGTTACAAGGCTATGGCACACCAAATAATGCAGCCGACTTACAAGCCGCTAGTAAATTTTATGTTGATAATTCTACATATTCAAGCGGTGTTAACTTGTATGTTTCAACAAACGGTGATGACTTACAAGCAAAAACTCCTCCAGGTAAAGAAGGACGTTTCTGGAACTATGCTTATAAGACTGTCGGTGCTGCCGCATTACAAGCTGAGAACTTAATCAACTTAGCTAGTTCAGAGCCAGGCCCATATCGTCAGCGTTTAATTTATACTACTGGTGCTGATACATATTACTCAACTGTTCAAAGTGTAACATTAACCGGTGGTAATAGTGCTAATACTGGATATACTAACGCTTCTGACTTACTTGCCGCAAACCGTTCATTTATTCAAAATGAAACTATTGCTTATCTTAATAACAAATATGTTAATCAGTTTAGCTATAACAAATCAAAGTGCCAACGCGACATTCAATTAATTCTTGATGCTGTTGCTAATGACCTTGTATTAGGAACAACATTTAACAGTACCCGTGCGGCTACCGGTTATTTTAATTCAACTTCAGCAAAAGTATTATCAAATCAGTTGATCCAAACAATTGACGGTATTAACTTTGCTAGAGACCAAATTTTAAGTTATTCATATAACAGCGACAGTGTTACTAG